TATTTATTTCAATTTTATCTTCTAAAATCATAATTTATTTTATTTTTATATATAAAAATCTAATGCTCCATATGTTTAATTATATGTTTTAATTTAAAATTGTTTTTAAATTTTTTAATATATAAAATAAAAATAAACAATATGAAAACTTCTTTACTAAAATTTTTAAATGAAGAAAAAAATAATAATGATTTGGAAAGTTTAATAAAAAAAGCTTTAAAAGATGCTTATGTTTTACTTGAAAAACAAATCCCACAAACAAAAAAGAAAACTGAAACTATAAGTATAATAAAACTTTAAATAAAATTATTAAAAATATATAAAAATGGATATTCAAGATGTTGAACATTAGAGCTTGTGTCATTTATGGAAAAAAATAACATCCCCCAATAATGCTTATTTTAGTGGTAGAGATAATGGATATGATGCTTGGGATGATATTGTTTTAGCTTGGGAAATAGATATTCCAACAACAGAAAAAGACAAATTATCTTTTAAAAGAAAAAGATTTACTAATATTGCTTGGAAATTTGTTTATGACTTATTAATTAAAAATGGATATAAAAGAGTAGGTTATAACACTTCATTATTAAAAGAATTTGATGACACAACAGTTTATGATATGTACATTAATGAAGATTTTGACAGGCTTGTAAAATACTATTCATTACCATTTGTAAAAGAAATATAAATTAAATAAAAATAGAAAATAATTTCAATAATTTTATTTCAAAAAAAAGAATTTCTTATTTAATAGAAAGTAGATGGAAAACTCATGGTTTAAATAGCATTAAAACAATTTTAATGTATAAAGCAGAATGGAGTGATAAATCTGTTATTAAAATAAATAGATTCTTTCCTTCAAGTAAGACTTGTAGTAAGTGTGGATGGAAAAATAATAATTTAACTTTAAACGATAGAAAATGGATTTGTAAAGAATGTGGTGAAATTCTTGATAGAGATGTAAACGCAGCAATAAACATCCTTAAAGAAGGACGTAAAAATATATCGGATGGAACAGCCGATTACAAACGTGGAACTGAAATAAGACCTTTTAAAGGCGTAAGCAACGAAACGTTGAAAGAGATGAATTAAATTAATTTAATTCTTGAAACACAACAATCTTTAATCGTTGTGTAGTTCATATTTCAGAATTTAATAAAGAAAAGAAGTTTTAAAAGTAGAATAATTTTACTTTTAAATCTTTTGTAGATTATCTAATAATTGTTTTGTGGATATTTTATAATCAGAATAATCCATTATAATGTTTTGGTTTAATTTAATAAAATTGAATATTTTTTCTAATTTTTTAGAATCTATAAATTTATTATTAATAATTCCAACGACATTTAAATTTGGAATTGTGATAGTAAATAAATTATCGCTTGATATTTTATTTGGAATATTGCTAACTTTTACTCTATAACTATGGGTTTGTGGATTTGGACCAATCCAAATGACAACATCATCTATACCAGTTTCTTCCGATGTAACATTAGCCATTTCTAACAATTCTTTATCAGATAGATTTGTGTTATATTCAAATAATTTAAAATCTAATATTTTATCCATAATTGTATTTTTTAAAAATATATATAATTTTTTTCAAATAAAAAATATCAAATTTCAATAATAATTTTTTCTAATATTTCATTTATATTATCTTTATAAGATATTCTTAATAAAGATATATTATTTTCTTCACAAAAATCATTTTTGATATTATCATTAATTAATCTTTCATTAAATGATTTTTCACCCCCAAAAAATTCAACAATTTCAAAATGTTGAATCCCATCATATTCTATACAACAATTAAAATCAGGTAAGAAAAAATCAAAAAATAATTGTTTTTTATTTTTACAATTTTTGAATTTTTTTTTGTTGTTCAAAATTAATATTATTATTTTCAAGAAATATTCTTATTTTCTTTTCATTTTTTGATTCTTTACAATATGGACATCCTTGTCCTTGTAAATGTTTATATATCATTTGTTTAAATTTTTCATGTTTTTTGCAACTAATATTTAAATATGATCTAACATTTTTAAAATCAAAATCTCAATAATCATATTCATTAAAATGAACTTCTTTACATTTTTCAAAAATATTATTTTTTGTAAATTTTGATTTTCTAAGTTTATTTTTAACTATTTCAGATTTTGACGCAATTTCAATATTATATTTTTCTAAACAAGTTTTTTCTTTTTTTCTTTTTATTTTTTCTAATTTTGAAATATTATCAATATTATATTTTTTTAATAATGTTTCTTTATTTTTTAGTTCAGAACATTTTCTTGAACAAGAATAATATGTTTTATTATTTCTTGTGTTTATATTATATCTATTTAAAGAAATTATTTTTTCTTTTCCACATATATCACATTTAACTTTTATTTTTTGTCCACTATTTTTAGGTAAATCTTTTATTTTTTATAATTTTCGATTCATTATTTCCTTTTACATTATATCCTTTTTCAATATAATATTTTATTTGATTATTAGAAATTCTTATTTCAACTTCCTTATCTAAAATCATTTTAAAATAATTCTTTTTCTAATTTTTCTTTTTCCTTTTTTAAATTTTCCATTTCAATATGTTCTTTCATCATTATTTTTTTATATTTTTTTCTATCTGAATAAACTTCTTTCATTACTTTTGAAACAATTCCTTCTTCATTCTTAAAAACAGATCCTGTTAATAATATAATATCATCATTTTCAAGAGGAATTTGATGACCATTAAATATTGAATATTTAGAATCATAATCAATTTTCCCATTTTTAAGGGGTAATTGACCTTTATAAGAATCTGCTGATATATTTAATAATCTAATAGTGGTTGGATACAAAGATGCAAAATCATAACAACAAGTCCATTTTGCCATTCCTTTAACTGGTGGTAAAACAAAACCACCAGAAACAGATCCAGCGACAGAAGCACTAGAAGAATCATCTTTACATAATATAATATTTTTTTCTTTTTTAAGTTTATTTCTTAATAATCCTTCAACTTGTGCCATAGTAGAAAAAGAATGATTTACTGTTATATGTGCTAATTGGGATATACCATATAATATATCCAAATATCTTGTTCTTTCATGAATTAATTGAACTAGTATAGTATCAATAACATTATAAAACATAAATTTCTTTTTATCTGTTTTATATAAATGTTTTAAATCACCATTATAACTAACTTTTCCAAATTCATCTCCTAAAATTTCACCAGCAACAAAATCTAGTGCATTAGATTCTTTTACTTTAACAAAAGTATCCCAAGTTTTATATAATTGCATATAATCAACAATCAATTTATGTTTTGGTAATTCAGAATAATCATTATCTTTCCAAGATTCTTGTAATTTTCCAGTTGGTGAAGATATAGTAGGATCACCACCTATATTTCTATATCTATTAACTAGATATACCCAGTCAAAATCTATTACATTCCATCCAGAAATTAAAGCCATATTTGGAATAAAAACTTTAAAAAAATTATGTAAAAGTTCATATTCATTTTTATAACATTTATATTGAAATTTCCAAGTTCTTTCTAATGTTTTTCCATATTTATTATTTATATCATTTTCAATTTCTTTTATTTCATTTTTCTTTAAAGGATCAACACCCATTACTAAAGCTTTATCTTTATTAACAATAGCAATAGATAAAATTTCACCTTTAGCTTCGTGTGGAACTGGTTTTTCTTCTAAAATTTCAGTTTCAATATCAATAAAAAAAGCGTTAGGTTCGTTATGTTCAAATAAAATTTCTTTTTCATTTTCTGGTAACTCTTCAATAAAATCATAAATTGCATATTTATTAGGAAATCTTGTATAAACTTCTTTTACTGATTTCCCATTCCAAGTTGTCCATTTTCCTGATTTTTCAGGATCATTATCTGTTGTTGTTATAAATTTTGTAGTTCTTTTCCAAGGATAGTGTTTTATTTTAATATTACCTTTGTTATTAACAAAAGAACATATGAGATTTGAATTAATATATTCGTAATCAATTAACATTTTAAAAATTATTTTTTTATTTAAATAAATAAAAATTTTTAATTTGTTTAATTAATTTCTATATATTTATATATAGAATAAAATTATTTATGAATATGAAAAAAGATAAAAATTTTATCAAAACTAAATTTAAAAAATTTTTAAATGAAAATATTGAAAAAGAAAAAAAATATTTTGAAATTACTGATAAAACTGGACGTAGTATGAAACCATATATATTTGATAAAAAACATATTGAAAAAAATTTTGATTTAACTGAAGAAGATTGGGATAATGAAGAAACATTAGGTGAATTTTTAAATAATTGTTATATAGATGATACATGGAATACAAGAACTTTAAAAATTAAATGTACCGAAATAAAATAATTTTAAAATTTTCCATTTTATTTAATTATTTTTTTTTAATCGACAATTAATTCATTTAAAAATTCATATTTTGGATTTTTTAATTTTGCTTTATCTAAAAATTTTTGAAATTCATTTTTAACTTCTTCATGGGGTGGTAAATGACTATATCTATCAGGATATTTTTCTTTTCTTTTAAGTGACATTGTTTCATTTGATTCACCTAAATAAAATTCATTTGAACCATTATATCTTTGAATTGTTATAAAATTTTTAGGTAATTCTAAATGCCATAAATCATCTTCATCTTCAATATATCCCATATCATATAAACATTCAATAATTATTGTGTGTAAACTTTTTACTGTTTCTTCAACATATAAATTTCCTTTTTTATCTATTATTCCTCTAACCCAACTACCTATATTTTTTAAATTTGATGGATTTTTTATTATTTTAAATTCAATTTTTAAAAAATCACTTTTACAAATAATTATTTCTTCATTTTTTGATAATAAATAAGATTTATATTTTTTTTCAAAATCTGTAAATTTTTTAGGTATTTTATATTTTTTATATAAAAATTTATCTGCAACATCTTCAAATTTTTTAATGTAATTCAAAATTATAATTTATTTTTATATATTTAAAAATAAAATTAAAATTATTTTATCCATTTTATAATTGGATTTTTTTCATATCCATGTTCCCATACAAACCATGCAAAACACATAGTTGAACACCATTTTTTACCAGTTTTAGGATTAATACTTTTACCACCACTAAAAGGAACTTGTCTTGAACTAAAAACATGAACTGTTTTTAAAGGACTATTTTTAAATAATTCATATCTTTTAATTCCTTCTAAAAATTGAATTTTTAAAAACATAGCAACTTTTTTATTTGTTATTTTTAATGATTTTTCAACAAATTCTTGTGCTAATTTATATGGTGGATTTGTTATTATATAATCAAATTTTTTATCATATTTTTTATTTAAAAAATCTATATTACCAATTCCATATCCTCTATCTATTAAATCAGTTGATTCAATATTAGCATTTGGAAATAATTCTCTTATAACTTCACTTATATGACCTTCACCACAACAAGGTTCTAAGAAAGAAGTATTTTCAAATTTTTCTACTTTAAATAATTTACGTGTTGATTGTGGGTCAGTGGCATAATAATCATTTTTTATTCTTTCATTATTTACTGTTCCACCTGCTAAACTTGTTCCTTTTAATTTTGACATTTTTTTTAATTTAATTTTAATATATAACTTAAAATAAGATTTTTTTATTAATATATAATTTTAGAAATTTAGTTTATAAATTTAATATATAAAAATGTAAAAAATAATGATAAACAATTATGCCATTACCACATTTTACAAATATAGAAAGTCACCATTCTAATGATGAACCTATATTTAAGAATTTATATGAAACAACTGTTGTATTACCTTCTTTAATAGAAGGAATCCATGACGGTTATCAAACCATATTATTAGAAAATATAACAAGTATAGGATTACCAGTTTATAAAGAATTAGCACCACTAACACAAAAATTTAAATATAGTACAAGAAATTTCTTAGGTTTACCATCAGATACATCTTATGGATTTTCTTTTTCTGCAAATTTAAATCAAAATCAAGATTATCAAGTTAAAGCTTGGAGAATATTAAAAGATTGGTATGACTTAGGATGGAATAATCAAGATGGAACTTTACATTATAAAAGAAACCTTGTTGGTGATGTTATTATACATTTACATGATAAGGAAGGTCATGTTGTTAGAAGAATAACTTATTTTAATTGTCAAATGAAAAATATAACTGGTTTTGATGGTGATTTAACTTGGGAAGGTACAGAAATATTTAATGTTACTTGTGATATGATTGCTGATTACTGGGATGATTATTATTATTAAAATATTAAAAATTATTTTATTTTTAAAAATTCAACTTTATAGTTGAATTTTTTTTATTTATTAAATTTTTTCAAATTTTCATTTGCCCATAAAGGTTGTAAATTATATAATGCATTTACTTCTTTAATAGATGTATTTTCATCAAATTTAGAAACTGGTTTAATATGATCTATATGCCATTTTCCATGATTTTTCTTTAAACAAAGATTCTATATGATATTTTAAATCATTAGCAGAATAACCTAATTCATCTATTGTGTGTTCTGATTTTTCTTTTCCAAATAGTTTAATTGTTCTATGAAGAATAGATCTCCAAGCTACAATATGTGGATTATTTTCTCGATAATTTTCTTGATTTAAATTTAATTTTTCTTTATTTTCTTTTCTCCATTTTTTATTTAATTTTTTATATTTTTCTGTTTTTCTATATTTAATTTTTTCTTTTAATATTTTATCTTTATTTTCATAATAATATTTTTTACTTCTTTCTTTTTCTTTTTCTTTATTTTCTTCATATCTTTTTTTATCATATAATTTCATTTTTTCTTTATATTGTGGATTTTCTTTATATTTTTTTAATATTATTTTTACACATTCTTTACATTCATTTCTATGTCCATCTTTAGTATCTTTTTTCTTATGAAAATTTTTTAAATTTTTTATTTTTCCACAACAACGACATTTCTTTTTAAAAATATAATTTAATTTTTCTTCAATATTTTCATTATATTTTATTCTTATTAATTTAATTTTATTTAATTTACAATAGTCAATTAAAATCATATATTTTACACCATTTAATATAAAATGATATATTTTTAATAATTTTAAATCTTTTTCCTAATTCATCGATCAATCTA